ATAGCCAATCTCTCCTGCATTGTTACGACCAATTTCCATATAGCCATTACCAATCGTAAGAACATCTTGCCAAATCTTTACCATTGTTTCATTGAAGGTTTCTTCTTTGTTAGTGTTTTCAAAAATATCTTCAAGCATCTGCCTTTCATCTTGAATATATTTTCTAACACGAGAAAGCTTTTCTGGATCGCCCGAGACTTTCTCTAACTTCCTTTTTGCTTTAATTGTTTCAACAAACTCATAGCCAAGGCCAACTGTATTCATGACTCTTGCCGCAATAGATGCATTGTGAATTGCACTTGAATCATAAAGCCCCGCAAGATTGTCTAAATCATACGGCGGGTTTACGATATCGTAAAGACTGTAGCCATCAAGAGTCTCTGGGTCAATATACTTTGTTGCTACTCCATCAATTCCCTCATATTTCTTAGCAAGCCTTGATACTTTTCTTTTCATTTTTGGGGAAAGACTTGAATATGCAATTTTTGCAAATGGGTCATCATTTACAGGGGTGGAATCAAATCCAAAATATGATAAATCATCAATCTCATCTGTTACTGGCTCATCAACTACATGCACTATTTTATTTTCCATGTTTCCTCAATCCGTCAAAAAAATCTTCATACGGGTCTGGTATGTGACCATTATTTAATCTATCTACCTGATCATCTCTTTCAGATGCAGTAATCTTTCTTGCTCCATGAACCCAAGCAACTTCACCTTCTTCACTCCCCGTCCAGTATTTGGCGGCAGCAAAAACTCTATCTTCAATATCTTTGTCACCAACGAAACCTTCTGCTGATAGAAAACCATCACCATCCGATAACACTTGACCGTCTGGAAGAACCCAGATGCAAACGCCATAAGTCCTTTCAGGAACCCAAAGTCGTTTTTTCTTTACCGCGTCCATGCTCATTAAATCTATTGTACATCATTTTTCTTAAATAAAGAACAATAGCGACACAAGTTGTCAAATATTTTACGGTTTCAATAGATAATGATACTTGTCTTGCACCAAATTGATATCTTTAGCGTATTGGACAAGCACCTGTTGCACAGTCATCAAAGTCAATAGTCAAATCCATTGAGTTTTCTTGAAGCGGAATGCTAAGATCCAGCTTTGACGATGCCTTTTCATACTCTTCCTTGCTAATCTCCTCGTATGGAGGTAATGCAAAGTTATGATCAACATGTAATAGGAAAGATACCGACTTTACAGAAGAATCATAATTCTTACTCAACCAGTCTTTAATCAGTGGCAGCTCTTCTTTGCGGTAATACACTGTTACTGAAACAGCATTGTCCGCCCAAATAGTTTGCATCTTCTTAACCCACTCAAGCTGTTCAATTGCAGTCATGTTGGCAGCAAGGATGGAATTCTCAGGAGACTTGCATGGGAACTCAATAACATACCGACTGTGGTCTTCTCGACCATCAAGCCCCATATCCCAAGTAACTTTATAACCCCTTCTACGGCAAGCATCAACCAACGGGTCAACTGAGCTAAACCTAACTCTGCGAATATAGTACGGAGCAAAGGCTGGGTGGATGCCAGGGGTTACGCCTGGGAGAAGCGAAAGAGTTCCCGATGGCTGTACCGTTGTAAGACGGACAGATGGATTCCAACCATTTTCGGCACTATAGGCTTTATCATACTCTTTCAAGAATGAATATGCGTCAGACAACCAGCCGATCTGTTTTTCATCGCACTGCAAAATACCAGTGATGGATTGACCTAAGCGAGCGTTCTTGTGCACAATAGAACTTGTCTTTTCGTATGGATAAGAAAGTCTTGTAATTTGTTTTTGCACCATGTACAGAAGTCTTGAAACCTCTAACATTTGAGCAAGGCTTTCGATGTTTGGTAAAAAAATTGTTGCAAGGTTGCAAGACTCGCCATCCGCAAGTGCAATTTCTGCACAGGGATTAAAGCCTTCAATTGAAGGGTCAGGAGACTTCTCACCCAAGCGACCATAAGTTCTTGCGAGCTTTCTGTTCACCAAACCATAAGGCTCACCAGTGCCATCATAGCCCTTCCACAACTCACTTACTATTTCATCGTAAGCATCAGCGTAAATAGAGTTGTTACTATTAGCTCTCCACGCAGGCACATTGCCGCTACCCCAATTTTTTGCCTTAAGGAACAACATGTCATCAGGATCACCAATTGCAATTTGTGCAGACCTTCGTGAAGAGCCAGAGATTACAATTCTTCCAATGATATTGCAAATGTCCAAAACATCAACGGAACGAAGTTTCTTGCCAACACGCTCATTAAGAACCTTGCAGATGTCGTCAATTCCATCAACCAAAGCTCCAGAACCCGAGGCAGTGCCTCCGAATGTCTTGAGTGGTGTACCGAATTCACGAATTAGCAAAGTTGAGTATGTGAAAGATTTACCAGAAATGAAATATGATTCAAGCACTTTATGAAGCAACTCTCTCCAACCTTGTCTTGAGTCCGGAACGATGAAGTCAGCATCATTGCTTCTTTCGGCAGTAATTGACTTAACTGCCTTGACCTTTGGTAGTTCATGAATTTTTGATCGCTCTACTGAAAAACCAACACCCCCACCCAGCATCAAGTAATCAAACAAAAGTTCAAAGTCTTCAATTTTTTCAATGTTTGTATAAAAACAATTATTCAACGAAGTACCCGAGAATTGAGATACAAGAGGTGTGCCGAGCTGCCAGAGGGCTCTGCCAGATACTGAGCATCGAAGCTGGAACATGTGATCAAACAACTGCTCGGCTTCTTCTTTAGAAAATGGAACACCGATATCGACTGCGCCATCAATTATTCTTTTAATGGTTTGTATCCATGTCTCAGTCTTATTAGTGCCTTCAATTTTTCTGCTATAGGTTCTAAGAAAAACAACTTCTCCAAGACCACCAAAACCCCAAGGTGGGGTCTTTGTGATATAACTAGCAATAAACTCTGGCGACAATAGCGACATGTAATACCTCCTGATAGATAAGAGTATCCAGTTTAGACTGTGCCAAGAGCAGAGTCAAAGATTGATACTAAGGACTACGATAAAGAATTTTCGTAAAACTCTAAACGCGCCAGTATCTTATCAGCAGTCGCCGCCCACGACCATTCCGAGTGCAAGATTCTTGCAGATTTTATTGCATACTTTTTAAAATCTTCATATTCATTAACAACATTTTCCATAAGGTCCATCAATTGCTGGAAGTCTGGACTTGCCCATTCACCAGTGTCGCAATCATACAAATGATCTTGCCAATCTGCTTTAATAAAAGTTGCTTCCAAAGGTATGCCATATTTTGCAAAATCTGCACAGCCAGTTAAATTTGTTACAATAGTCGGAAGCCCTGTTGCTATAGACTCAAATGGGATCATCCCAAAACCCTCGCCCATTGTTGGGTATATCATGCAATGACATTTATGATACAAAGCAACTAAATCAAGTGTGTCAAAATTTTCTGGTATAGAAATAATTTGAGGATGATAGGATGCGGGTACAAGTTTATCATTCAAATAAATCTCTGCTAAACAAAACTTGTTGTATTTTAATATAAGTCTAAAGTCATCATTGCCATCATAAAGCTCAAGAAAAGCATCAACAGCCATTTGTGCATTTTTTCTCTTAGAGTCCCCGCCCACATGCAGGAAGTTGAACCGACCTGTTAATTCTCTGTCGATAATGGAAAACTCTTCAGAGATACCGTGAGGGATAGTGAACACATTGGCATTAACATTGTTCTTAATATAAACATCTTTAATAAAATCAGATGTTGCCCAGATTTCATCACACCTTCGCATATTATCCACCCAATGCGGAGGAATCTTGGTAGACTCCCATGGTGTATACCCAATATTATATTTTGACTTTATCTGGTAATAAGTCGGCGGACAAAAATTAACATGGTAAGGGATATCTTCCCTGTTATAGAACACAGCGCACTCTTTAGCCTGCAAAGCTTTAATTGTGGATATTGCTGCATTATAGTAACCCTGGCTGTACCAGGTGTCCCCAGACGCATCTTGATGATTAAGACTAAACCAACTAATTTTTTTCATTGAAGGTGTTACTCTTTCTCATTTTCAAGTACCGTTGAGTTCGATGACATAGAGAGACAGTTTACACCTTTTTTAATCAAGTCGTTAGCAGTTTCTTCAGAAATTTCTAAACTGATGGGCATATTTGTAAATACGCACCGAGTTGCTGCAATATAGAAATCATCAAATTTCATGACGCTAATATGATCCGGGTCAATAATCGCAGCCGGTCCATAGTCATCAGATTCTACAATTGCGATGATTTGCATAGTACTACCATATCACTTTTCTTGTTATCTGAACACCTAGTATGCTTAGTATACTTAGTATGCTAAGTATATTAAGTATATATAGTTTATAAGTATTAGTAGTATACTAGTATGCTGGTACGCCTTGCATGCGTAAGCATACCATCTTTTTGCAAAAAATGTATTAAGAAATAGAAAAAAAATAAAAATTCCTGGTATGATCTACCCATGACAAATTTCTTTTTTTGGTTTGTGTGGACTGCGGTTTCTGCGATAGGTGTAAAATACTCCAC